TGCAGTCTGAGCAGATACCAAGAGAAAAACCGCTACCATTAATACTATAATCTTTTTCATTTTTATCTCCTATATTTATATGTTGTTTTTTAAAATTTAGACCCTTGAGTTACCGAGCCTAAAGCATCTACTTCATAATGAATACCAACTTGTATGGCTGCTGCATCATCGTTATTATAGGTATCGGCTCCATCAGTAGGATCTCTGAATAGCCTAAATACAAAAGCTGAACCATGATCTTTCCCTGTTCCATCTACGGCGGGGAAAAAATCTAATTGCGAAGTCCAAGCTGTTCCTGCCGATGTAGATATTGAAAATGTTGTAGTCGGATCTGCAAATACCCCATCAATGTTTTGCCATGAATATTCTAATTGCCATTTAACATTACCAGCATTAGCCGTTGTAGGCATCCAGTGAATATGAGGATAAATGTCAGTTCCTTCAGCATATCCATGTATTATCTCAGTAGAGCCATGCACAGACTCAACAGTAGCATTACCGTCAAACCCCATACTTTTAATCCCGCCTGCACCTAGAATGCCAATAGAATCAGGGGCAGCAGCGCCTAACGTAAGGGCTGATATGGGAATATTAATATCGTTCCAGACAGTAGGGACTACTCTCATGGAAGCATTTATCTTAACACTGGCAGGATCAGTTTGAATAAGAGGTGAAGCGTATGCGATGCCAACCGATACTAAAAGAAGTGAAGCTAAAAATAATCGTTTCATGTTGTCTCCTAAAAACTCTCTACGTGAATAGCATCACAATAATAATTATGCCCAGTATTCCCTGCCTCTGTATGTTTAATGCCGACCCATACATTTCCATTAGAATCAACATAGTCTTCATACGGAGCCGGGACACTATAATGTCTATCATGAGGACTACTTTCATCTGTATATGAAGTATGTTGCCAATCACTTTCTGAAGGAGTAGCATTAATTGCATTAAGTCTTAAGTCGTACCATACAGAGGAGGCATGATTAAATATGATACTTTCCACATCATCGTTATTGGCACCATCATAAATACATCCTTCAAATTCAATTTCCGCTGGGGCGTGGACATTAGGGAAAATCCACCATGCTTGAAAGCCGGGATTTGCTGTAGTTTCTTGAATCCTAATATAATCCCCATCTTTTTTAGTTAATCTCCAAATTCCAGTCCAGTCTTGAAAGGTTCCAATTACTGAATAATTTGACAAAGTAGGTGCAACATGGCCACCACTAGCACGTCTAATAAATGTCCACCAGTTAGCCCCATCTGACACAAACCCAACTGATATAAATGGATTGTCTAGTATCTGCCCATCATCTAAACCGTCAATAGTCTCAGAGCCATTCGTTATAATATTACAAGGATTATCAGTACCATCAATCTTTTTGATGTAATACATCTGTCCTTCAATGCCAACAGCAGTTTGGAGCGTAATATCCTTTGCTCCGGTTGAAGCGTCACAAGTAACCATGAACTGTCCATTAATTGTTGTATCGGCAGTATAATTGTTATAGGCTCCAATAAAGTTACCATTTACTTGCAAGTCTTCCTTGACGGTAACTTTTTCTGCATCAGTTTGGATTAAAGGTGAAGCTACTACACCTACAGAGGTTATAATGACTAATATAAATAAGATTATTTGCGCATAAAGCTTCATAATTCCTCCTATAATCCTGAACCTTTCAAATCCCAGCCAGTTCCATTTGAACATAACTCCCCATACTCCCCGGCCACATTAAATCCTGAGAAGTTCGTATAAGCTGTTCCTGCATACCAAACAGTTTCAGAAGCAGCAGGGTCAATAAAGCATTTATTTGAATCTTCTGTTACGAGGATATCATAGCAAGTTCCGGCCCCCATGACTGCCGAAGAATAAGGTTCAAATGTAACAGTGTTATCGTTTGCGTAACATCTTATTTTACTTTGCTCAGTATTGAGAGGAAATGAGGATGATGAAACAATATTAAAAGTATTTTTTACTGCACCTGCAATTACCACTTGTCCCTTGTGTCCTGTTCCATACCCTGTGCCGCCTGATAGGATTACATCCTCACCGTCTGCATCACCGGCACTACCAGAGGCCCCAGCACCGCCGGTTATACTAACAGGTCCTCCGTCGATATTTGTAACCGCAGAGGGCCAAGCAGGTTGACCTATAATATCTAAACCATATACAGCATCATCACCACTTTTATCACGAAAAGTAATCACTTTATTTGCTGAGGGGTTTTTATTATAATCAATACCACCCTTATGGTAAGCAGTTGCCGTTGAACTTACTCCTGAAGTAGAAACTGATAATGCAACAGCACTACTCCCCATAACCAACTTATTACCAGCCCCATCTATATCCCCATCTTCGTCAGTTGAAAGTACACTTGGATTATCACTTGTTCCGATGTTCCATAGTATTTCGTTTGCTGAGGGTGAGTCTTTGTAGATATCAACTCTTCCTGTAGCTGAAACATTGTTAAATGTACTCGACCCACTAACAGTTAAGTCGCCTTGAATATCCGTTGTTCCCAGCCATAAAGGCCCTGCTGATATTCTTCCAAAGGTAACGTCTGAGCCTTCAAATACATCGCCAATACCTATTGTCGAGTTGTTACTGAAATCAACAATATCACTCGTAAGGCAAGGATATATTGTCCCGGTAGAATCTCGACATAGTGCCCCAATTCCAGTGACAGCACTTCCCGTTATAGTTCCGGCATTCAATACAGACGTAACGATAAAAACGCTTAGGATTACTCCACCTATCAATCCAATTATTTTCTTCACTAAAGCCTCCTTATTTGGAATCAACGGTGACTGTAACTGTAGCCCCGCCACCACTAAGAGTAGTTATGTTTGGCCTGATCTCGTCTGTAAGTCTACTATTGATATCCCACCTGAATTTCCCCGCTGAGATATCGGTGGCATCTATCGTATAAGTCCCGAGGGTCGTCCATGTATAGCCATCGTATCCCTCTGCTGCTAGCACCATAGTACTTGCATTAGAGAACGTAACCACAAAAACGTGAGTACTGGCCTCCACTTTCAAGGGAATTCCGGTCCCAGTAGCAGTTGCTCCATTTAAAAGCTTTGAGGCCCCAAATGCTGAAGAGGCAAAGAACAGCCCCATTATAATCATTGTCAAAAGTATCTTTTTCATGTGTCCTCCTGTAATTGTCCCTTGTAAAGAATTTAAAAGGGTGAGAGAGGGAGGAAAAGGGAGTAAGGAAAACCCCCCTCTCTCGGTGGAAAAATTAATCAGATATGACGTACTCCAAAAAGAGTACAAGTGCGCCTGCCGTTAGGTCGCCATCTGCCGTGCTTGCCACATTAAATGTAACGGCCCTAGCCGCAGTTGTTTTTATGGAAAAGTTTGCCGCAGTTCCAGTCTGTATTGCCTCATGGTATCCGGCATCAAATGGAGTACCTGAACTTATCGAGGCAAAAGCAACAATTCCTTGAGCATCGTCAGTAGGGAGCCCTATTCCTATGAGAGCCGCGTCAGTACCACTTTGGAATGTAGTAATTACCTCATACCAAGCTCTCGTTATGACTGCATTATCAGGTAGATCAACACCTAGATCATAGTCTGTATTATGCGCCCCACCATCTACTGCAAAGTCAAAAGTAGCTCTTGCTATTCGTGCCTGCAAATTGCCATCTCCACCATATATAGCATCCGTAGCAGAAACAGCGCCTACCAACTGAAAGTCACAACTTGTCGTTGACCCTTGATTTTCATAAAGTGCTGGTGAGCCAGCAGCAACATCTGTATCTATGAAAAGGGCACTCTTTGCATAACCTGAAGTTGTAGCCGTGGGCACAGTGGTGCCTTTTACAAATAGCTTGTCTCCACTGGCATCCTCGATAAGCGTGTATTCAGTGCCTATCCTTTCGCCTTCAGATACTATCTTGCCTATTGACAAGCTCTCATACCTAGCAGCACTTGCGCTCAACGGAGCTACAAGGAAAGATGCTAGCACAAGAGTAAATAGAAATTTCTTCATATCTCTCTCCTTCTTGGTTGTAAAAAGGCCCTACCGAAGCAGGGCCTTCTGGATTAACTCAGGTCGATCATGTAAGCCTTGACATCTATCACAGCCGCGTCAAGAGCGTTGTTGGCAAGAAGGTCGATAACTCCTGCCGTAATAAAGTGATGGCCACCTTCTGCGATAACAACCTCTTTAGTACTTGCATCACCTGACTTGTAGAAGGTGTCAGCAGCAGCATTGATATCAGCGCCATCAATGAACCTGTCAACATCATCACCAGTAATACCAATATCAACGGTTGCAGTACCACCTTCGGCAGTAACAACTTTTACAGACATGCCCATAACAACATGATCTGCCTTCACGTCAAATAAAGCCGTGGTTTCGGCACTGCCAACATTGGTTGCACTGAAGTCAAAACGACCTTCCAGGACATAATGTTTATTCCTGCCTTCCCAAGGTATTTCGCCATCCCCGGGTTGCTTTTGAGCAGTTACATCACTCATATCTTCCTCCTTAAAAATTATGGGGGACTAAGCCCCCGTTAGAGTTGATTAACCTTTGTAGCCGTAAAGTACGCCCATTGACTCAGGCTTAACAACTTTGTAGCCATACACCTGAAGGCCCCTGATTAACTCGCCGAAGGTGGATTCAGCTTTAAGCGTTTCCATCTTAACAAGCTGAGAGGCAAAGGTGAGGGCAGACTTATGACCGAAGATCATATTGTATGAAGAGGTCCCGCTATCAGAAACAGCCGTGAGGTTGTTAGAGATATAGAGCATGAACCTGTCTATCATGCCCAGCTTTCCATTCCTAAGAGTGGAAGAACCGTCACCAGTCAAGCTGGCATCCTTCAGGTCGGACTTTTTGATAAGACCAGCCATCCATGCAGGAATAACGATAAACCTGTCACTCTCGGGCATATTCTGCTCATCCAGTACCGTACCGCAATCAACAAGGTAATCAAGAACATTGGACTTGGTAATAGCCTCCGGTGTTCCTGTTACGCCAAGATCGAATGCAGAAGACTTGGCACCTGCTGTCTGCCCAGTATTATCTGAACTTGCATCTGCATACACATCAGCAAGAATCCCGGTATCTATGGCAATCTTCATCTGCTCAGAAGCATCCTCGGCCCACTTGTCCATCAGTGGGATGTCACTCTGTAGCTTGTCAACATCATCACAGACAGCACCGAAGTACTTTCCTTTGTCGATGAGCAACTCTACGGAAGGGCTTTCTGGCCTCTCGTAATCAAGCTTCTGGCCCTTCTTGTAGTCATTGATGGTGATATCAGGAACGGTCCTGATTGTCACGCTATCACCCATATCCTTGATCTCGCCTTCGTAATCCGTATTGGAAATATCAGGGAATACAGACGCAGAATAGAATTTGGTGATAAGTTTCCCAGAAAAAAGCTGGGGTATAAAATTACTGGTTCCACCCGTACTATAATCGGGATGTCCAGCTACCGCTTCTACAGACATAATTGCCTCCTATTATTAGGGCCTTATCCTACGCTCTACTGCCGCCTTGTTGATTTCAGCTTCCATCTTGGCTTGCTGCTTAGGTCTACTTTTATATAGCCCTTTGGTAACATCAGAATAAAATCTTTCAACTTCGGTAGTAGTGTAGATTTTAGGCGCTTCGTTTTTTAGAATTTGCCCACCCCCGGTTCCCTTTGGAGGAGCCACGTTGGGGGTTTCCTTCTTTTCGACTGGCACTACCTTGTTAGTAGGTGGTTTGTAAAGGTTGAATATAGCAGCCGCCCTCATTACATCTCCGGTAGCATGAGCTTCGTTGAGAGCATCTTGGTAGGTTCTACCTGCTACTGCATCAAAGTTCTTAAGCCATCCGATAAACTCTTGGTCCCTATTGAGGACTTCGTAACTCGGAACCAGACCTTTAAGTTCATGTCTGAATGTAGCATCTGCACTCCTTGAGGTCCCTTCTTCTACCCGAGCAAGCCTACCTTTTATCTCAGTGAGATCTACGGGCGCTGGTGCTACCGTTTTATTCCCGGCCATGATATCCATTATCGACCTTGCTACGTCCATTCCAAGTTCTTCAGCCAGCTTTGCTTCTGCTGCTAGCAGATTTGGAGATTCAGTTTTGGGGTCAGCGACCACCGGAACAACTGGTTCTGCTTTCTCAAGCGTAAGGAGTTTGGCTCTCGATTCATCAAGCTCGCCTTGCAGGAACTTGATTTCAGAGGTTAGCCTTGGAACTTCAGCTAAGTACTTGCCATTAAGGACATCGTACTTTTGCTTCCATGTCTCATCTTCCTCACTCTTAACAGCCTCTACAGCTACTACGGGTGCCACTTCTTCCAGCTTCTCGGGATCAGGGTCCTCTTTCTTAACCTCTACTGGCGGGGTTCCTAGGTCATCTGTTGGCTCTGGTGTAACTTCAGGTTCGGGAGTTGGTACTATTTCCAGTGTTCCCTCATCTTCATTGTTGCCCTTGCCATACCTTTCCTTTTGGATTCTCTCGCCTTCCTCTAACATCTTTATTGTTGCCTCTGGTAATGCCATGTCAATCTCCTTTGCCAGCCTTTACGGTATTGGCGGTGTCGAGCCACTTGGGTATTCGACTTGTATTTTTTTCGGAGCCCCTATGGGTATTCCGTTTTTGCATAAAAAAAGGCCGTACAATACATGAGGCATGGAGCCTGCTGGTATCATACGACCTTGGTTTTTCCAATAATCGTTTATCTATTTAGTTGTCAAAGAAAATTTATTAAACAAAAGGTTAAAGTCATGGATTTAACTTCTGCCGCCATGCCGGAAGGACTTAATGCTTTTAGCTGCCTTTTAATTAACCTATATTACAATATCCTGATGACTTTCCTCATCTACAACATTTACGAGCTTACCATGTTGAAAAGTAAGAACAACTTTGCCGTAGTATTTCCTATTCATTAAACCTATAAGAAAGTCGATTAGTTTCATTTACACAATCCTTACCATAATTAAATGTGGGAAGTCAAGTTAAAAAGCATCAATGCCACGTTTTTGTTCTCTTTCGTGTTCCTTCCGATGCTTTATTTCATCCCTGCATTTTGATATCTGGTCTAATAGATCATCTAGTTCCTGCCCTCTACCTTGAAGCCATCTGCTTTGAACATCTTCTACCTGCAATGCCGCCAGCCTAAACCTAGATAATTTTAACTCTTCGAGGTATTCAACTAATCTTTTAAAATCATTGTCGTTCTTGAGTCTCGATAGGCTTTCAAGTAATTCATTTGACATCTTCGGTACTACTTGGCTTCTCATTGAATCACCTTCTCGCTCTCTTTGCTTAGGCCGCCCTCTACGACTAGCACTCTGCTATTGGGCTTTATGTGGACATACAACTCCATCCCAATGCTATTGGCAGTATCTATGGAACTATCTATAGCCCCTAATAGGCCAGTCGCAAATTCTCTTGCGGCCTCTTTCTCGAATACCAAAGTCATCTTATGCGTTCCGTTTTTCCCATTGATAAAAAACGAACATCCCTTTTTTATTTCCTTTATCATATCCCTCTCCCTTTTAGAGTTTATTTATTCTGAAACAATATTTTCCGATCTACCCCCTTGATCCCCAACTCCACCGGGTAATTGTGCGTTCTCTCCAGCAGGAGGCCCTTGTTGTTGTATTGGTGGTCCCGAAGTATCCCCCATCATCATCTTCGAGGGGTCCATTTCTACAGACTTAAACGCCTCTTCAAGCTGCTTTTTCCTTCCTTCTAAGCCCATGATGGCCATGTCTATATCGTTTGCCGTTGCAGCCAGCAGGTCCTTGCGCCTCATGGCTAACTGTTCCTGAGCTATAACAGAGTGACTGCCACCAGCTTTGACTTTAGCATCACCTTTTATTCTATCATCAGGATCATATCTCATGTTGTGATTATACATCTGCTCTACCACTGGAGATATCTGGTCGAGGTCGATATTCTGTATGACATTCTTAATTCCTCTTGCCGCTGCTGTCATCATCATAGATAGGCCCGAGGCGGTATTCCCGGCTCCCCCTACCCTTGGATCACCATGGGCATAAGAAGGAATACCTGAATCACTATCTGCCAACCTCTCCCATTTTTCCATTACGGCAATAAGTTGTTGAGCATGAAGAGGTGGCTGATAAAACCTAACTGCCGGGGAATTGCTCATCATCTGGTTTGTCGAAGGCCATACCTTCCAAGGGACTATATTCTTAATATCCGCTCCAATGCCTACCCTGTCTGTATCTACTTCCACCTGCGGTCCACTTGCTATGGCTATATTATTGGCCAGAGCCCTTGCTGAACTATTGTAGACCTGCTGGAGATCTTCTAATACCTCTGGAACTCCTTTCCCCCATATTTGGCCGGGGATCTTCTCAAAAGAAGTTGGGAAGTAAGGTTTCTTTCCGAGCTTGTCTGGACTAAGGACTGCCTTGATAATCTCATTCCCTATCACCCATGCGTTTATTTCATAATCTAAGTCCTCATCTGGCACCTGTTCTTCGGTAAGACCAAAATCCAAAAGGTGCTTCCCTTGTATGGACCCCCAGAATTCCAAAGCATCTATTCTTTTCGATCTGAGAATATTCCAGCTTGAATCTTTCAGCCTTATACGTTCCGTATCTGTCCACAACCATTCTCTTAAGCCACCATCACCGTATTCTCTAAGGACCTTCCTTATGGCCTCATCCTTGTATCCCGGCACACCAAGTAGGGCATTAAGGTCCTTCCTTGTCATCCTATGTCTTTCAAAGCAGAAACCGCCATTGACGGTATCTGCATCACCTTCTGGATAAAAGTCCCAAGGGGATACCCTGTCGAAGTTGGGCGTTACTTTTTCTGCTACACTAGACTCCCATTTCCCACTTTCGGGGTCTTGACCCCAGACTTCAGTAGGGATATTTCTTAGAACGGGGGCCTTCATGATCCCTGCGGGGTATCCTGTTATGTCGTCAACTACTTCCTTAAAAGTCTTAAACCAACCACCCTCAACCATTTGGTCTTCTATCTTCAGTGCCATTTTCTCCATACGCTTATCAGCTTCTTCTGATAATGCTTTACTTATCTCTTCAGATCCATCACCAACAACTTCTTCCACCATAACCTCGAACTCTTCTGGAGAGGGAGGAATTACACCTTGCGCATTGGCCATTGCTATAACTTGATTCTTCAAGCCTTCTACTACTTCAAGTGCTATCTCACTCTCTTCTTCTGGTGGTAATTCTGGTAGCGGTGTGGCCTCCAACGTCCATATCCTGTCCCCAGAAGGTTTTAAGATATCCATTATCCACGAATAAGCATCTCGCTTCTTTCTAGCGCCAAGTCTTATGTATGCCTCAGATCCACCAATAGTTTTAATGGCAGTTAATTTACTTGCTCCATACTCCCCTTCCAACATCCGATTACAGGCGGCCAACCTTTCTTCCACTGGTAATTTGGCCAGCTTTGCTTCACCCCATAGCTTATGAAGGGCCGCTGCTAGCATGGACAGATTTTCTTCTGTTTTATTCTCTTCCGGCTCAAGGGCTTCAACCCTTTCCTTCTCTATGATTTCCAAGTCTTTATTGCTCCGAGCATTTAACCCGCCCACGGACTTGACTTTATTGCTATCTGTTGTAAAAGATTCCTTTGCCATGATATTTCTCCTTATGTGAAGGCCTCAAATGGAGCATTGAAAG